GTCATTTTTCAGTGTTTCCAACTGAACCATCATTTCGCTCTTTGTAATCATAACTTTTCTCCTTGTAGTGCTTGTCTACACTATTATTATACATCTTTCTGCGTAGATGTCAACGCTTCCTCTAAAAATAATTTTGAGTAAATATGAGTAGAAAATAGCCCCGTGGTTAGCGGGGCTATTAGTCTTACACCAACTTGTCAGGGTCAGTGTTCTTTTGGATTAGCAACCATTCCTTTGGTCCGTTGTACCATTCTTCCCAGTTAGGGTAGCAAGACCCACATCGGGAGTTGCGGGGCTTTGATAAGTACAACCATTCATAATCGCAGTGTGGACAATACAAGCGGTACTTTGCCATCCGGGGCTTCCAGCCTGGCATTTCAATACCATAACCTATACGTCTACCCTCTGCCCAGAACTCCTCATCGTGGTTCCAGTAGGTCATATGTCCAATCTCGTGGAGCACGGTATCCATCATCTGGACCCAACCCCAATCAACATAGAAGCGGTAGTTGAGGGTAATGGTATATACCCACTCTCCTTCATAACCTAACCATCTTCTACATTTTCCAGCAAATGATGTCTTGCGACCTGTCAAATCCATACCTCTATAATGGCTTGGGTGGCTACCATTGTAGTAACGCCACTCAATGTGCTTATAGACGCTTTCAGCAAAATCGAGGAACTGATGCTTGTCCATCGTCTGCTCGATATCATACTTACCAGCGTAGTATGCGATATTGACCTCATCCCACAAGTTGCGGAGGTGTGCCTTCAATGCGTCCTGGTCTTCCCAGGTTCTAAAAATCTCTTCTGTCATTGACTTTTCCTTTGTAGCGGGTGTAGTCCCGCTATCCTTATTTTTGATGTCTCTACCTATGATGCGCAAGTCCTACCGGGTGGTTGGCTGGTTAGTCTATCCTGCTTCTCTCCTGTACCTTACCCATCAGTTCTACTGGACTTACCTCCCTCTTGGAACTTATCGGTTTCAGGAGAGCCAACGTCAGTTGGGGTTTATACGGGAGCCCTGCTATCAGGACCTTCCCTTGCTATGTAAATGTGCGTGGTGCGGGAGCCAAAACTCCCAGTAGATTTAGCACTTGGGGTTCATCTACATCTATTATACACTATTCTGTGTAAATAGCAAGTCCACCTTCATCATCCTGTGCGGGAGCGAGCGCTCCCGGTAGTTCAGCATCTGGTGGTCATCTGCTATATCTATTATACACCATTCTACATAGAAAGCAAGTACACCTTCAAATAATCGTGCTCTCGTAAAATCGCTCGTAAAGTTAGCCAATATAGGGTATAATGAGAAAAAAACTAAAAATCTTATGTTGACTAAATCAGTAGGAATAATAGACATAATAATGTTGACTATTTTAGTAGGAATAAGTAATCTTCTTATGTTGACTAAATCAGTAGGAATATAATAAATAAGTCTAAATGTAAAAAATAAAAGTAAAAATAAAGCCCCATTTGAAAAGGGGCTATTTTATTGTATTTTAGGGCTTTTTTGTTTTTTATAGCCCAATAGTCAAAAGTTATCTAAAAGTGTCTAAATCATTTGTTTTTTATGCTCATTTCTAAATCCTGTACTTTACAGAACAACCAATACAATCTAACTTCATAAATAAGAAACAATCCTAATATAAGAAGAGCAGTATCTGTAATATCAATAGCCATTTTTTATTCCTCCAAAAGTAATATTTTTTTATTCTATTATTTTTTATGTTTTTCCTTGTTTATATAAAATCCAGAGTTTGAATAACAAGGATTATTTTTTATTTTTATATAAAGAGAGGCTTGAATAAGAATAATGCTTTTTCTTCTTATTTAGATGGAGCGAAGCGAACCTTTCTTTATTTAGAAAAAGAGAAATATATAGGCACGAAGTGCTTTATTATCTTTTATCTTTTATCTTTATTATCTTTCAGAAAGAAGAACCATTATTTAGGATAGGATTTGTTGGACACTCATACTAAACCGTCCAACAAATAATAGAAAAGTGTCCAACAAATAATAGTATTTTGTCCAACAAATAATACATTTTTGTCCAACAAATAATAATCGCTATTTTTATGAAGGAAGACTTGACTTCTATGTAGTAATGTGTATAATAGTAATGTAGTTGATTGCTACAAGGAGAAACTAAATGAATAAAAATAAAACGCTGGTTGTTCCAAAGAACAGTTGCGATTTCAAAGGTAAGTCTTGGGGAACTATAAGGGATTTGTTATTACAAGAGAAAGGAATAACTTTTATCTCAACAACAGGAAATGGTGTTAGAGGTCAATGGGTTATTACATACCATTGTCCTAATAATCAAGAAAATCAATCAGTTATTTGGTTTACTAATAAAAAAGGTTATCATTCTTCCTTTATGAAAGATTGGGCTATATATCTTATATTGAACGAAGATAAATAAATCAAAACCCTCCCCTAAAAAGGAGGGTTTTTTAGCGATAAAATACATTATGAAAAAAGAACAACAAATCCACATAGAAATAATGGATTGGGTGCGAGCAAATGAAGAAGATTATGAAGTATTGAAATGTATTTATCATCCACCTAACTCTTTCTTTGGAACTGGATTTGGAATAATATCTTGGTTGAAAAAACTTGGTATGCGTAGTGGTGTTTGGGACATTATTATTCCAATCGACAATGGTGTTTATTCTGCCCTCTATATTGAAGTAAAATCAGAGAAAGGTAAGTTATCAATACAACAACAAGAGTGGAAAGATATTATTATGAAAAACACAGCAAAATGGCCACTTTTTGTTGAAGTTAGAGATACAGATAAAGGCATTGAACTTATAGAAAAATATCTTGGTATGAAAGAATGAAACATAGCATAGAAATAGATAAGTTAGATGAAATATATGATAGTGGAAATATTCAGGTTTACATTGGTTTTGTACTCGGAATAAAAATGACCATAGTAAAAGCAAAGCACATAGTTGGTTATATTAGCAAAGAAGATTGGGAAAAGCATCAATATAAGTTCAAAGGTAAAAAGATAAATAAAATAGAAGATGGAATATATTGCTATTTCCGAGAAGAAAATGATAGACTATATTTGGTATAAGATTTAAGACTATGGACGAAGAAAATATTCAACAAAAGGGTTTACATCCTATTATAAAAATCAATATTGCTGCTATGACTGGAGATAATGATATGGCAACTATTGAAGAACTTATGGAAGCATTTGATATGGATAAAAGCCCAATCGAGTTTGTAAAGATGCTATTAGATGAAGGAATGACAAATATTTACTTACATTCTTGGGACGAGCAGGTAAAACTCTTGTAAGTGTGGTATAATATATGTATAGGTTCATTGACATTTCAAACTCCTTGTAAAGCCCCAGTATTCTCCTTCTGGGGCTCTTTTTTTACTCTAACGCTAAAATACATAGAGGTATATTATGGAAAGTAAAACAAGAGCATATAAAAAAATAACCCAAGAAATAAAGGCTGATATTATTTCTGGTTTATTATTAGGTATTGGTGTAAATGAAATGAGTAGAAAACACGGTATTTCTGCTGGCGCTGTATCTAAAATAAAAGCAGAGTTAGATGATGACCAAAAACTATTATTACCTGAAAATGCTGTAGATAGAATAGAGGATTTGCTTATTACCTCATTGAAAGAACATCTAAAAGCAATAGAAACAATAGCAAAGGTAGGACAAGATGAAAGGTATTTACGCACCCAAAGCGCAGGACAGATTGCCGATTTACATCAACAACTTACAAACTGGTCTGTTCAACTTCTCGAAGCAGCAAATCCAGAACCAAAATGATAGTAAACAAAATGAACAGCCCTTATATTTAGATTTTCTCAAACAAACATTTCCTAAAACTTGGACCTTACCACCACACATTATAAAAATAGCAGAAACATTACAAGATTTTATTGATGGTAAGTTTGATAGATTACTTATAAAAATGCCACCACGTCATAGTAAAACACAAAGTTCTACTATTAGACTTGCTGCGTATATGATGGAGATGTTTCCTGAAGATAATGTTTTGATTACTTCTTACAATGAACGTATGGCAAGACGTTTTAGTAGAATGACAAGAAATATTTATGCGTCAAGAAATAAGATAGATAGAACTAAAACTGCTGCTGATGAATGGCAAACTGAAGATGGTGGAGTTTGTATGGCAAGAGGTACAGGTAATGCTCCAACAGGTCAAGGTTTTTCTCTTATGTGTATTGATGACCCTATTGCTAACAGAGAACAAGCAGAAAGTAAAACATATAGAGAAAATGTATGGGATTGGTATGGTTCTGATTTACTTACACGTTTAGAACCAAATGGAAAAATCCTTATTACTATGACACCTTGGCACGAAGACGATTTATCTAATAGAGCAGTAGAAGCAGAAAAAGATAAATGGCATATACTTGATTTACCAGCATTATGTACAGAAAATGATGATGCTTTGGGTAGAAACATAGGAGAAGCATTATGGCCAGAAAGATACAATATTGATGATTTTTTGCGCATAAAACAGGTCATTGGAGATTATGCTTTCCAATCATTATATCAAGTAAATCCTACACCAAAAGAGGGCTCATTCTTCAAAATAAATAATCTAAACATTATTGAAGCAGCCCCTAATAATCTAACAAAAATAATAAGAAGTTGGGATTTAGCAGCAACAGAAAATGATGGAGACTATACTGCTGGAATAAAAATGGGTATAGATGCTGATAAAAATATTTATATTCTTGATGTAGTTAGAGGACAATGGGAACCTAATGAAAGAGATAAATGGATAAAAAATACAGCAGATTTAGATGGAAGAATAAATATAACAATACCAGAAGACCCAGGAGCAGCAGGTAAGTTTCAAACACAATATTTATTTAGACTTTTAGCAGGACATAATATAAATAAAATAAAACCTACTGGAAAGAAAGAAGTAAGAGCAGAAGGTATAGCAAGTCAAATAAATGCTGGTAATGTTTATTTAGTAAAAGGTAAATGGAATAGGGATTTTATTGATGAACTACGCACATTTCCATTAGGTAAACACGATGACCAAGTTGATGCTATGTCAGATGCTTTTAGCCAGTTATTTATATTGAAAAAGTTTATGGCTTACTAACGATAAAATAAACTAACAAATACCGGAGCAATAATAAATGGGTTTTTTAGACTATTTCAAACTTACAGCAAATCCTAAAGAAGTATTACCAGGACCTAACTATATCAACTATTCTAATGGTTTATATGGTAGAGGCGATGGAAATATGTTGGCTATGCTTTTCAAGAAACTACCATCATCAAACAGAGATTGGGTATCAGAAGCAGGAGATTTATCGCTAAACTCTATTGTTGCTATTAGTGTAAGATGGTATTTGACAAACTTCTCTCAAGTATCATTTAGGGTTGAAAGAAAAGATAATGAGCAAAAAGTAGTAGTAGACAATGATATTACTATTTTATTAGAAGACCCAATGAACGGTAATATTGCTCCTTCTGTTGTATTTGGAAACTTCATTCAAGATTATTTACTTACTGGCAATGCTTATTTTAGAAAAATCAAAGGTATTGGTAGTAGTGTTATTGCTCTTGAATATTTACCTGCTGATATGGTTAGACCTGTAGGAACAAGTAAAGTATCTATTACTGGTTATGTTTATACTACACAAGGTCAAGAATATAATATCAATAAAGAAGACCTTATTCATTGGAAGTTTGGTAGAGATACAACTGATATTAGATTAGGTAGAAGTCCTATTACTTCTGTTTTGAGAGAGATTGCTGCTGATAACCAAGCATCTTCAACTGCTTACGGACTTATCAAAAATGGTGCTATTCCATCTCTTATTATTGGTCCAGATGCTAATGAACAAGCAGTAGATTTATCTCCAGACGACGCAAGACAAATCAAGAAAAAGTTGAGAGAAGATTTTGCTGGAGACCAAGCAGGTGGTATTGCTGTTATGTCTGGTGCTTATAAAATGGATAGAGTTTCATATAGCCCAGCAGAACTTGATTTATCAGAAATACGAAGATTACCAGAAGAAAGAATACCAGCAGCATTAGGACTAAATGCTATGGTTTTAGGTCTTGGAGCAGGTTTAGATAGAAGTACATATAGCAACTATCAACAAGCACAACAGCAAGCGTGGGAAGATGGAATGATACCTATGCTTGATAGTCTTTGCGAAATCCTTACTATTAGTTTATTACCAGACTTCAATCCAAAACCAGGAGATTATCTTTCTTACGATATTTCATCAGTAAAAGCACTAAAAGAAGACATTTTAGAGAATGCTGAACGTGCTGCTTTATTATTTGAAAAAGGCATTATTACAAGAGCAGATGCCAAAAGAATGATAAATATTGAACCAGAAGGAGAAGATGAAGGATTTTATTTTGGTGCTTTATCTATCGTTCCTGAACCACAAAAATCATTATCTTTCAAATATTTTCCAACAGATGGTATGAAAGAAGCAGCAAAAAGAGCCCTCAAATGGAAAGAAGAAGGCTACAAAGGTGGAACAAGAGTAGGATTAGCAAGAGCAAATCAAATAGTAAATAATGAAAACTTATCTGATGAAACTATTTTGCGTATGTATTCTTTCTTTTCCAGACACGAAGTAGATAAACAAGCAGAAGGTTTCAATAGTGGAGAAGATGGTTTTCCAAGTCCAGGTAGAGTTGCTTGGGATTTATGGGGTGGAGATGCTGGATTTAGTTGGTCTACAAAAATAAGAAATAGACTAATGGAAGAAGGCAAGAATATAGTACCTTACGAACCAGAGGACTAATATGGCAAGATTATATACAGTTGCCAATAAATATAAAAAAAGATTGAGAATGTTAGAAGATAAAGCCCTCAAAGAAATGTCGAGGGCTTACACTGCTTCTTTCAGTTCTGTGCTAAATGAACTAAATAGACTTGAAATACAAATAAATAAAATGATTGCTGATGGAAAACCTGATGTAGAGATTTATAATGAACTACAAAGTTTTTATGAAGCAAAACTAAATGCTATAGAAAAGAAGATAGAAGTATTCAATAAAGATGCTATTGATATTACAGAAGATTTACAAAAGAGTAGTGTAAAAGTTGGTACAGAATATAGTAAAGATAACTTGGAAGCATCATTAGGAAAACCACCAGCAGGATTTACATATAATATAAATCTTATCGATGCTGGTGCTATGGAAGAGTTTGTTGGTTTTGCTTCTAATGGCAGTCCTTTGAGAGATTTATTTGATAAGATTGTTGTTGATTATGGTACAGATATAACTAATACTCTTTCTAATGGTATTCTTCAAGGACAAAATCCACTAAAAATAGCAAGGGAAATCAAAAAACAAACAATGATGCCCCTTTATAGAGCAAATACAATAGCAAGAACAGAAAGTTTACGAGCAGCCAGAGCAGCAACAGTTCAAAACTATAATAAAAATACAGACCTTATTAGCGGTTATGTAAGATTAGCAACTGGAGATGCTCGTACTTGTCCTGCTTGTTTTGCTTTACACGGAACAGTATATGAACTAAATCAAATACTTCCAACTCATCCTAACTGTCGCTGTGTTATTGTACCTAAAACTAAAACTTGGGCAGAAATAACTGGAGACGACACGATAGAAGAAACATCCGATAAAATCCCAACAGCAAATGATTTATTCAATAAGTTATCTGATAAACAAAAAAAGCGAGTATTAGGTCCAGAGAGATACAACTTATATAAAGACGGTATGCCATTAGAAAGTTTTGTAAGTGTAAAACAAGATGCTGATTGGGGACCAACAACATATATAAAACCATTGAGAGACATAAGGTAAAAATATAATATGGAAGATACATTGTATTTATTTGGTTCTGAAATCAAAGCAGTAGATGGAAAAGTAAAAGGTTATGCTATCCGTTTTGGTTCTCCTGCTGATACTGATTTAGAAAGCGATTATTTTACTGCTAACACTGATTTTGGAAGACCTATGAAAAAAGGCGATACTTTCAAAATGAACCTTTATTACCACCACGGACAAGATAAAACAATCAAATCTTATGTTATTGGTAGTGGTGTTGGTACTCTTGATGATAAAGGTATTTGGTTTGAAGCCCAGTTAGATATGGCAAATGAATATGCTCGTTATATTGATGATTTAGCAAAGCAAGGTAAGTTGGGTTATTCTTCTGGTAGTGCTTCTCATTTAGTTAGTAGAGAAAAGAAAGGTATGAGTTTTGAAATAAAATCTTGGCCTATTGCTGAAATCTCTCTTACTCCAACACCAGCAGAAAGTAGAAATATGGTTGCTAAATCCTTATCTGATTTTGTCAAAGAATATTATTTAGAAGAAAAAGAATATGACGAAGAAGTAGAAGATATGGTTGAAGGTCTTATTGAGTTAGAAGTAGCCCCAGAAGGTGTAGCAGATACAGTTTTTGATGGTTATGAAAAAGATTTAGTATCTGATGCTGTTCATTATTTATTTGAAAAGATGTGTAGCGGTTTATATGCTGTTTTAGAAGAAGGTAAAGATATTAGTTATGTTTACGCACTTCTTGATGGATTTACAAGTAGAGCCAAAGTTGCTGTTGAAAAGTTATATGACAGTGTAGAAGCAGAAATGGCAATGCTAAAAATGCTTTCTGGACAAAAACCTGAAAGTGTTAGAGATTTGGAAAAACGCTTACGAGATGTAGGCTACTCCAATAACCAGTCAAAGGCTTTGGCTGGGATTGTATGGTCTCATTTACGAGATGTAGATGAAATGCCAGCAAAATCAATGGAAATGTTATCTGATGAACAAGAAGATAACATCAAACAAACATTACTCAAAAGAGCAATGTTAGATTTATTATAGAGGATAAATATTATGACAATCGAAGAACTCGAAGTCCTCAAAAAAGAAAATGCTGCGAAGGCCAAAGAAATCCTCCAAGCAGAAGATGGTGTCGTTGAGGACGCACAAAAGTTATTGGACGAAAATAACAAAATCAATGAGAAGATTGAAGCATTGAAAAGTGTTGAAGAACAACTTCTCCCAGTAAAAAATATTGAAGTTATCAAGGAAACAAAAATGAGCGATATTATTATGCCAAAGACTATTTCTTATAAGTCTTTGCCATTTGAAGCAGAAAGTAATAGAGAGAAAGCACTCAAGGCATATGCTTTTGGTCAGTTTGCTCTCGCACTCGCAGGAAATGCTAAAGCAAAGCAATGGTTGAAGGACAATGGTGCTCCAATCAAGGCTGTAAACGAAACAACCAACTCTGCTGGTGGATTTTTAGTACCAGACCAGTTAGTTTCTGACCTTATTTTCTTGAGAGAGCAATATGGTATTGTAAGACGCAACGCAACTGTTAGAACTATGACTTCTGACACATATTGGCATCCAAAGAACTCTGCTTCTACAACTGCTTACTGGGTTGGAGAAAGCACTGCTATTACTCAATCCCAGCCAACTTTTGATAGAGTTGAACTTCTTGCCAAGAAGATGGGTATTCTTACTGCTGTAACTTCCGAAGTAAATGAAGATGCTATCATTGAAATCGGTGTAGCATTAGCACAAGATATGGCTTGGAAGTTCTCTCAAGAAGAAGACAGAGTAATGATGATTGGTACTGGTGTTGCTGGAGACGGTGGTATTACTGGATTTATTCAAGAAAACCTCAACGTCGCATCAAACCTTGGTACTGTTGCTGGTGCTGTTGGTTCTGCTGCTAACTACAATGCTATTACTCTTGCTAACTTCCGTTCTATGGTTGGTAAACTTGCTCTTTATGCTGATAATGCTGATGCTAAATGGTATATGTCAAAGGCATTCTTTAATGATGTAGTATGTAATAGATTAGATAGTTTGAGTGGTAATGCTGCGTTAGATTTGATGAACTTCCAAAATGGTAGACCAACTCTTTATGGTTATGACATTGAGTTCAGCCAAAACCTTACACAGGTTGCTGCTGGTACTAACAACGCACCTCTTTGTGCTCTTGCTAACCTCAAGACTGGTTCTATCCTTGGAGACCGCAGACAAGTTCAGATTTCAGTTTCATCTGATTATCTTTTCAATACTGACGAAATCGCATTCAAAGCAACCGAGCGTGTTGCGTATAAAGCGCACGACCCCGGTTCTGCTACCGCTCTCGGTTCAGTTGTTGTTCTTAAGCGTACGACTTGATGTAGTTGCGTTTTAGTACGATTTACACTCAACCCTCTCCTAAAAAAGAGGGTTGTTTTATTTTTACTTGCTATTATGTTATTGATACGATAAAATAAAATATGAGAAAACAAGAATACAAACCAAGACTTTCTCGTCTTGAAAGATTTATGAAAAAAGTAGAAATACAAGATAATGGTTGTTGGAACTGGTCTGGTACAACTGTAAAAAATCGTTGTGGAATGTTATATGGAAACTTCAAATGGAATACTGATTATTATGACCAAAAAGTAGAAAGAGCAAATAGAGCCTCTTATATGTTATTCAAAGGAGAAATAGAAGAAGGATTAGTTGTAAGACATAAATGCGATAACTCTTTATGTGTAAATCCTGAACATTTGGAACTTGGTACACAAAAAGATAATAAAAAAGACAGTATTGATAAAGGTAGATATTCTTTTGGAGAAGGACACGGTGGTCATAGAAATATTCTTACAGAAGAACAAGTATTAGAAATCATTGAAAGATGTAAAAATGGAGAAAGCCCTACTAAAATAGCACCAGAATATAATGTAAAAAGAGAAACTATTTTTGGAATAAAGCATAATAGGATTTGGAAACATATACCAAGATAATAAAAGGGGAGTTATATCTCCCCTTTTATTTTGTAGACGATAAAATAAAACAGCAACTTTTGAGGAAACAATATGCCACTTACAAGAACACAAGCAATAACACAACTATCTCTAATGGTTCAAAGTACAGAATATCCAGAAATCTCTCCTGATGAACTTGGTACTCTCATTGATACATATAAAAGGTCAAATGATTGGGCCCCTTCTACTTCTTATGTTTATGGAGATTTAGTACAACCTATCATCAAGAATGGTAGATTGTATCAGTGTATTGAAGCAGGAACAAGTGGAACAATAAATGTTTTTCCTGATTATTACACTGTTTCTTCTACTGACATTGGTTATGCTGATAATACAACAAAATGGATTGACATTGGACCAGCAAATGTAGAAGTATATGATGTTAGAACAGCAGCGAGAGCAGGTTGGATTTTGAAAGCAGGAAAAGTTGCTAACCTTATTTCCTCAAAAGATGGTAGCCAAGACATAAACCTTGAAGCATTACAAAAGCAATGTTTAGTTATGGCTGAAAAATATAGACCAGTGGTAATCTACTAAAATGATAAATCCTAACTTACTAAATAAAATAAGAAATGTATCAGCAGCATACCATTTACCAGATATTGTTCAAGTTATTAGGGCTATTACTGAAGTAGATGTTGCTGGTGGTATTACAACAGATGATAGAGTTATTTACACTACAAACGCTCGTATTGTAGCAAAAAACTTTCAAGAAGAACAAAATGGTGGAGGATTAGCATCTTCTTCTAAATGGCAAATCGTTTTACCATCAGATGTTCAAATCAGACCAGACGACAAAATAAAAATAAAAGATGATGCGTTAGTAGAAAGGTATTATTTAGTCATTGCTTCTGATTATGGACAAACAGAAGGATTATTTACTACTGCTGACCTCATTGAAAGATGGAGTTAGTAAAAATGGACGCAAATGTAATAAATGGAGTAATAGGTAATGGAATATTGGTCCTTACTACAATCGTCATACCAGGATTTTTATTTTTCTCCAATATTTCCAAAAAGATAGATGGTATGTCAATAAATCTTTCAACTGTAAAAGATGATGTTGAAAAGATGAGTAGACAAATCGAAAAAATAGAAGGAAAGATTGAAAACAACGAACAGGCTGTAAATAAACTTCATACTACTGTTGGAGTATTACAAGCAAAGGTCGAGATGTTGGAGAAAGTAAATGAAAAACATATCAATAAGTAAAATGTTTATTGTAATAGTAATGGCTTTTATTATTACATTTTTTACCAGTTTTTCAGCAAATCTAAATAACTTGAACCTACCAGAAAATCCATCATTTAGCGATTTATTACAAATATTAGAGACAAGTATAGTATCATCAATAAAACCTGCTATTAGTGCTATTTTGGCCAGTATTTTAGGTTATTTTACTAACAACCAAAAGGAAATAAAAGAATAATGGATGAAGTTACATTAGTAGAGATTGTAGTTCAAAATGATTGTGTAAATGTAATGTTTGATGATTTAGGTATACAGTTTGGAGACGAACAAAGTTATCATAGTTATGTACACGGTTTATCTTATAATAGTTGTTTGAAAAATATGTTACTGAAACTTATTGAAACATTAGGAGAAGATGAT